CGAGATCATTCTCGATCACTGGAACAGCAAAGATATCATTCAACACCGGAAGCTGACGGATAAAATAAAACGCGCAATTAATGGCGCCCTTAGAAACTATTCAGCAGATGAAATATGTGCCGCGATTGACAATTACGTTGCAATCCTCACTGATGACAAATACTATTGGTCCTACAAATGGACGCTCCAAGACTTTCTTCAGCGCGGTATTGAAAAATTCCTCGATTTCGAGACTGCTGCCCAAAACTACTTGAAGGATAAACCGAAATCAAGGGATGCACCCACCATGTCCCGCAACGTTGAGAATGCGCTCAGACTGGTTGAAAAATATACGCTAGAAGAGGGTGGATATCCATGACTAAAGCCGAAGTTGCAAAGATCCTGACCGTACTCGCTGCAGTATACCCGAAATTCGAGGTTGATGATCTGAAAGTCCAGGTATGGCACGAGATGCTGGGCGACCTGGACTACGCCACTGCAAATATGGCGGTCAAAAAGCTCATTTTGGAGAACACGTTCCCGCCGTCCATAGCCGAGGTCCGCAAAGCGGCCAAGGAGATCTTGCATCCCGATGGGATGACAGCGGCGGAAGCCTGGGGTGAGGTTGAGCGGGCTATTCGCTTGTATGGCTACTATCGAGAGACTGAAGCCTTAGAGAGTATGTCACCCAGCGTCGCAAAGGTTGTGAAATACATAGGCTGGCAGAATATTTGCCTAAATGAAGAACCAGGCGTAGTACGTGGGCAATTTTTCAAAATGTATGCTCAGGTGGCTGAGCGTGAGCAGAAGGAATTGTTGCTGCCGGCAGGACTACGGAATGAGATCCAGAGACTTGCCAGCAGGATGGAACTGAAGGTTATAGCGGGGGGTGGAGGATCGTGACACTCACAATCCCTGGCCGCCTGCCTGGCATGAATGAGATCATAGCAGCAGCCAAGCTCCGCAAGCGTAACTACAAGGAATATGCCGTTATGAAAGATAAAAACACCGAGCAGGTAGCCTGGCTGGCTATACAGTCCCATATACCACGATTTGAAAAAGCATACTTTATCATCACCTGGTACGAGCCAGATCTGCGCCGGGACCCGGACAACATTATGGCCGGGCAGAAGTTTATACTGGACGGCCTTGTGGCGGCTGGAGTGCTCCCGGGAGACAGCCAGAAATACATCCTGGGGATATACCACAGGTTCAAGGTCGACAGGAAGAACCCGCGGGTGGAAGTTGAGATCGTGGATGTGGAGAAGAATGAGAAGGCATTGGAGGGACAGGAGTGGGATTGAGCATGATAACTGCGAAAAGCTACTTCTCTGGTGCTGGTGGTATGGACTACGGTATATGCGACGCTGGGATAAAAATAATTCAGTCATATGAAATAGATCCTATCTGCTGTAAAACTCTGCGGAAAAACTTTGACCATGAGATATGCCAGAAAGATATAACCCAGATAACTGTACTTGACCAACCCGAGGCTGACGTTTACATCGGTACATTCCCATGCCAAAAGTATTCAACAGCTGCAGATTTACACGGTACCAGAACGGGCGATGATTTGTTCCTGCATTTTTTCAGGCATGTGGCACTTGCACGACCGGAAATGTATGTAGTTGAAAATGTACCAGGAATGAGAAAATTCCGTGTTGTTATGGAGGCTCTGACAAAACTGCCGGACTATTACGTGCGCATTGAATGTCCTGTAAACGCCAACATGTGGCTACCACAGGAGCGTAAGAGACTAATACTCATTGGGAGCAAAAGGCCGATGCCGAGCCTTGAATATCCGGACGAAAAGCCGCTGCGGCTTAAGGACATAATTGAGCGCGACCCAGACATAGACGTCCCGGCATATGTATACCGGCGGCTCAACGGCGCATATAGGGACCGGCCAATCATATCTGACCCCGACCTTGACGACAGGGCACCGTGTTGCGTAGCACACTATGCAAAGGATGTTAGTACACGTCTCGTGAAAGACGGTCACAGGATAAGGCCATATACTCCGCGGGAATATGCGCGGCTGCAAGGCTTCCCGGACAGTTTCAAATTCGCCGGCACAGCTAGGGATATATACCGGCAGGTTGGGAATGCGGTGCCGGTACCTATGGCCCGGTGGATAGGGGAGCAGATTATGAGATACTTTGAAGGCACGAAGCGGATTGCTTGAGGAGGGATATCATGAACAATCAATTCTTGAGAATCGAGATCGGCCTTACAGTCAGTGGCTTCATCGTATTCGCAATAATAGCAGTAATCTGGATAGTTGGCCTGATAACAATAGGTATGGCGATCCAGAGAAGATGGGGAAGGTGAGGTGGAGAGTGATGTTCCTATTGGACAAGTATCGGAGGACGATTTTGAGAATCTGACGGATAAAGAAGCAAGCGAAGCTATTACGGAACTGATTGAGATATTGGACGAGAGGGAGTGAGGATATGTCCACAGGGAGTATAAGGCACAACATTGAAATAACAGATTCTACTGATGCTGAAAGGTTTATAGAAGCCTTAGAAAAAGCTAAAGCGGAAAGTGAGGAAGGTATGGAAAGTTTGAAAACCGACACGGATAAAATATTTGAGCATGACAAGCAGGTGCTGGAGGAAGCTATTAATACCATCGAAGCCCAACAGCAGGAGATAGAGCAACTACAGGCACAGCTTGATGAGTGGAAATATGAGGCTAAATGCCATATGGATGAGGTTGCAGCAAGAGATAAAGAAATTGAGCGGCTTAAAGCACAGGTTGACACATTGTCAGCTACGGTCAATATGCTTGCGCCTGATGAAATAGGCAAGGAATGTAGACATATAGAGGCATTGCGGAAGGCGAGGGAGGCACTTGACTATTGGAGGGAGCTATATGGAATAGGACTTGAAGTACTGAATTGGCATATGAATGGAGACATTGAGACATTTGATAGTTTTTATGACAGCTCAGGAACATATGAAGCCCTTGCTGAAATAGACAAGGCTATAGGAGGGAATGAAGATGTTTGAGAGGTTGACATTTCGTGATAGTTTAGGAGTTGCTTGCTATAGATGGGAATTACCAAGAAAGATAGAAGTTATCGCAAATGAAGCGATATCACGTCTTGCCGCATACGAGGACAGCGAGCTATCGCCGAGAGAAGTACAGGAACTTGCCAAGGCAAAGCAAGAAGGGCGGCTGGTGGTGTTGCCGTGCAAGGGGATTAGCTTACGTGAAGCATTTAAAACAATGCAGAGCGAATGCGGATGTCCTCTATCGGATATGGGCATCGATGAAAGATTGGGTGATTGCAGAAAAGATTGTTTTGACTGTGTTTGTGGTTGTTTAGCTGCCAAAGAAGCTGCAGAAAAGGCACTGGGAGGTGGGGAAGAATGACAAAGGCTGAACGTTTCCAAGTCTACAACAAATACGGCGGCCATTGCGCCTACTGTGGCAAGGTTATAGCTTACAAGGATATGCAGGTAGACCATATCATTCCACAAAAAATGCTGTACGGCATTGACAGACAACATGTAGACCACATTGAGAATCTTAACCCGTCTTGCCGCAGGTGCAATCATTATAAGAGAGCAAGCAAGCTCGAAACCTTTAGGCGTTTGATAAAAACTCTGCATGAGAGAGTACAAAGTAACTACATATGCAAGGTTGCAGAGGATTACGGGATTATTGAAGTCAAGCCATGGGATGGGAAATTTTATTTTGAAAGGGTGAGTGACGATGGCAACTGAAAAACAGGTCAAATACTACAAGTACCTTTGCCGGCAGCTCGGCCAGGAACCGGAGGACGACTTTGAGCAGCTATCGACTGTGGAGGCCAGTGCTGAGATTGAGGAACTGAAATATATGCTGGAAGAAAGGGGCGGGTGAGATGTGAACAAGCTCATAAAGAAGATCAGATTCTATTTCAGGTGCGCCAAGATCTTTCTCGAAGATAGCGGAGTGCCATGCCGGCAAAAGTGGCGCAGGCTCACGAAGGCATTTGAAAAAGAAAGGAAGGCGCTTGGACTATGACAAAGTATCAGGAAATGAAGGATTTCATACATATTCTCTGCCCGCTTCCAAATCACTGGTGCAATGGGCAGCCTATAAAGAATTATGCGACAATCAAACTTCCACCGTGCCAGTATTACATACCTGGGAAGGGCTGTATGCACCCGGAGAATCCGAAAAACAGAGGCAATTAAAGAAGTTAGGAGCGCAATCCGGAATTAATGCGAAAGGAGGAGAATTTATGGCACTAAGAAAAGATGACCCTATTTATTATAAAGTAACTATTGAAAAATTAATCAAACAGGCAAAAGAAAACGGCTTGGAAGTAATCATAAATCAATGCGGAATAGAATTTCAAGACAAACAAACAGGAGAAATGGCATTGGCAAAAGTTGATAAATTCACATTATAAAAATTACACGAACAAAAGAGCAAGAAAAAAAGGGCTCTCGCCCAAGTAATTCAACCAAAACCATTATATCACAAAAGAAAGGGCGAGGAAATATGGGTGTGAAATCGACTATATCACCTGATATATTAAAGATAATCAGAAAAACCGTTGACGAATCAGTTAAAAAAGCTGCTGAGGCTATTATTCGGGCGAACAAAGAGCTTGATGCCAGCAATAGAGACTATTTCAAGGAGACTGAGCGACTTCTCTATTCGCTACCAGCACTCCGGCTCAAGGTTGCCCAGGATGAGGAGGACCTGCGGAACGGTCTTGTCTCTCTGCCGGAGAAATCCCGGGATATAGTCAAGCCATCTCAGGGGGGATATAGGATGCATGACCCAGATGCAAGGGAAGAAAGATATATAGCAGATCGGATTGAGAGCATGGAACGCACAAAGAAGGAGATTGCGAGGATAGAGCGGGCGATTGAAACCATCCAGGACGATGAATACTATGACATAGTCCCGCTCAAATACTGGGATTTGATGCAACCAGCGCAGATTGCGGAGGCGTTGCATTGTGATGAGAGGACGTACCGGCGGCACAAAAACAGGCTGGTAAACAAG